ATAAACTCTCCGCCCGGCGGGCGAGCACCCTCGGGGAACATGCGCTGCGGCTTCGGAAAGATCTTGCGGCCACCGCGCAGAGCCTCAAGTGCAGCCTGCACGCGGTTCCCACCGGCGTGCCCCTCGCGCTCTTCAACCGGCCCGCCAGAAGCATAATCCAAGTCACTGACATGAGACAAACGCGGATCAAACCGCGCGGAAATATCCCGCAATGTTTCAGGGTAGAAGATGGCCCGGCTGGATGACGGGTCGGTGTATGAGCTTGTGGGAGGGAAGTCCTCCGGGAAAAATGCGCTGTCAAAACCCTCCCGCTTCAGGGCAGGGAGGAGCTTTGCGGCGTCACGAGGGTCTCCACCAGCCGCAGCAAGGTGATCAGGGTTGAACGCTTGCCACCCGTATTTGAGATTGACGCCGGACGGGTCGAGGCTTGAGACCTTGTTATGGAAAAAATCAATTACGTCGTCGCCTTCAATTGTGTTCTGATGTCGGCTCAAAAGAGACCTGACGTCGCCATAATCTTTATCAGCCCGATACGCTTCAGCGAAGGGCTTGTCCGTCGTGACGTAAAGCTCGCCCCTGCTGTTGTCGAAAGCAGTCTTGGGGTCGCCCGCGTGGTAGTAGGGCTTCTCAGTGTGGTAGCCCATTTCCTTGGCACGCCCGATACGCGCCGCTTGGGCCATCGGCATCTCCGTGCCAGTCCCGCCGGACAGGTAATGCTGGAGCAGGGTATTGGGGTCGGCTGCGCCCGCCAAGTCATTCGTGACCTCATTGCCCCGCCCATTCCTGAGAAGGAAGGCGACGCGGTCAGCGGCTTCTGTTGGATTGACGCGAGGAATTGCGCGCGCGCGCAACGCTTCAAGAGCCGTGGAGACAACGCGCTTGCCGCCAGCGTGGCCCTCGCGCTCCTCAACCATGCCACCGTCGTCGCGGTGGAAGCGCGTCTCGCCAATGTCGAGCCCGCCGGTGCGGCCCCACTTCGGAGCGGGGCGGCCAAGCGCGGCCTGAGTCTTCGGGCCCCAGAAGTGCGTCGCGCCGCCGGTGATGTCGTCGCCACCCATAGCCGCGTCGAGAGCGGCCTGCGCCTTCTCATACTTCGTCGAGCCGGGCTTGTGGCGCATCGGGTAGTTCGACCCGCGCGGATCCGCCCACGGCTCAAACTGCTTTGGTGCAAACAGAACCCTCTCCGGCGTCTTGCCGTATCGGCCCGACATGATGCGGTTCATGATGACGTTCGCAATGCCTTGGCCCTCTTCGGGCGTCTTGCCGCTGCTCTCAGCCGCAATCGTGCGGATGATCAGGTCGCGCTGCTGCGGCGTCATGCTGATGCCGGGCGCGGCCCTGTCCGTGAACTTTGCGACGGGCGCGGCTTGGTCGATGGCTGCGGACGCGGCGGACTGCGTGGGGCTTGAAAGGAGCGCCAGCAGCTCGTCGGTTGTCGGGGCGGGCGGAGCCGGGGGCGTCAGCGGCATGGCGCGGTTGGTGTATTTGCCGCCGCCCTCCTGCGGGAGCGACCCGCGACGCCAGTCAGAAGCGCCGGGCGTGATGTTCTCCATAGCGCCAAAGCTGGGAGCTTTGGCCGTCGAAGCTTCAAAGAGCGGCGACACATCGCGATAGCCCATTGAGACCGATGGCACGGGCGCTGGCTGCATTGATGACATGTCGAGCGCGCCAAACGGACCCTCGGGCTCATAGGGGCGGTCGAGGTAGGCCGGGCGCACAGGCGGCAAAGGCACGTCGCTGGGCGCGTCGCGAGGCACGTCACGGGGCGCGGAATAGACGGGCGGCGCGCGACGGGGCTCGACCCTCGGCGCGGCCTGCGGCTCAGGTGCCGCCGGTGCGGTGCGCATGGCCCGCATGGCCTGATCGGCACGGAAGAAGTCGGCGGCGCTGTCGCTGTCGCCCCAGTTCACCTGACCGTTGGAGATGACGGGCATGCCGTTGGACTGGACCTCGGCGTCGCCGCCGTCAGCGTAGCCGCCACGGGCAAGTCTGAGGGCGCGCTCAATCATGTCGTTGTCCATGCCAACGCGCTTCCCGCCTGCGTGATGCTCGCGGAGTAAGCCGCCGTGTGATTTTTTAGTTTCAGCCAAAAGAAATTGTGCTGCCGGTAGATCGACTGGGCCGCCGAGCTTCCCTAATTCAGCTTCTGATTGTTCAACTGACTTGCGTGTCCAGTCGCGGAGCCAAGGTGTTGATGCGTTATCAATGCCCGGCCTCATTTGCTGAATGATATTCATCTGCTCTAATCGTTTGATGTTCGACGGATCATCCATGAATGAAATAAGTTCATCCGCGACCGTCCCAACGTAGCGACTGGGCCGGATTAAGTCAGCGCCGTCGCTATCCTTTCCGAGAACTTTGCCCTCATAAAGGTGAGGCCTTATTTTGTCATCTTTTAAACGCGTAGCACTATAATCGTTCAATATCCTCATCAATTCATTGGTCGAATATTCTCCCTTCATACCGACAGAAGAAAGGCCTTCATGCGTTTCGCCTGAAACGTAATCCCTACTATTTGCGCTCGGGTTAAGGTCAAATTCAGGTCCACGCGACCATCTCACATACAGCGGGTTCTGTTTGATAGCTTCAGAAAGCTCATCAAATGTCGCGCTCCTCATTGGGGATTGAACCGACCGCCCTACGGCCTCCGCAGCCACGGCAGGAGGCTTCTTAGTGGACGCCGCCCGTGCCTTATCAAGGGCCATGTCCAGCAGCTTCTTCCCGGCCATGCCCTACTCCTGCGTCAGCGGCTGCTCGTTGCTCTCAAGTCGCTGGATCATATCAGGTTGCAGGAAGTTCTGCACCACTGGTATCGCCTGCGGGTTGTCGCCCATCTCCATCGCCAGCTTCACCGCCGCCAGACGCTCACGGCTCTCGCGGTCGCGCTTGCGGTTCAGGGCGTCCATCATCCCGTCCTGCTGCTTGATCTGAAGCTCGTTCTGCTTGAGCTGGATCTCGTCTGCCTTGAGCTGATCCATGAAGGTCGGCTGCCCGTCGCCGAGGCCACCCGCCTCCTGCTGCGCCTGAGCGAGCTTGGCCGCGACCTCCTGCGACTTGACCTGCACCATCGCGGTCTTGGCGTCGGCCTCCTGCTTCTTGATGCCCACCATCGCCTGAGCGTACTGGACTTCCGGCGGCGGCTTCTGCTGGAGGGCTGAGGGCGGCACCATGAACTGCTGCGGGTTCGACCAGCCCATTGCCTGCATGGCGGCGGTGTCGATGGCGATGGGGTCGTACATCGACGGGTTCTGCGCCTGAAGCTGCTTCAGGCCGACGATCTTCATCATGCGCTGAGACTGCGACGCGGTGTTCGGATCCGCCTGCGGCACCAGCTCTGCGTCGTCCAGCGCCTGAATGAACGTCTGCTGGTCCCACTGGTAGGCGGGCTTCTTGTTGCGCTGCCAGAAGCTCTCGGGGTTCTCGCGGAAGCACTCGACGAGGAGGCGGAACTCTTCGGCCTGCGAGGCGTGCATGCGCTTGTGGACGCTGTTTAGCACCTTCGTCGCCTGATCGATCATGGCCAGCGTCGTGCCGACCGGCGCGTCTGCGCGGCCCTCGCCGACCGCCTGCTCCGACGTGCCGCCGAGGCGCATGCCGGTCTCGGCGATGTTGGTCACAAGGTTCATCAGGCCCATGCCCGGCTCCTTGTACGGGAGCGGCATGATGGCTTGATTGATCGGCAGCCCGCCCGTCTTGACGAGAGCGCCACCGCCGGGAGGAATGCGGAAGATGTTGGTGTTCTGGCGGCCACCGGCGTCGCTGAACAGGAAGCCGGGGAAGTTGGCGAACATGCCCGCGTCGAGCATCTCGCGCCACGCCGCCGTGACTGCGTTCGTGGTGTTGCCGAGGATGTGCAGGAGGCCGATGTCGTAGAAGCCAAAGCCCGGCACGAACGTGTACTTGACGAACGTGGTTCGTGCCTCGGGCAAGTCGTCGGTCTCGTCGTAGTTGCGGACGATGGACAGGATCTCCTTCGACGAGACATCAATGGTCACGCGGTAGGGGATCTCAAGGCCGGAGACCTTGCCCTTGTACTTGTGCTCATAGTCCGGGATGTCCAGCTCGCAGTAGCACTCGTAGATCTCGCGGTCGCGGTCCTCGGGCCGGGAGGACGTCTCGGTGACGCCCTGCTGCGCGCGCTCCTCGCGCTGCGCTGGGTCGAGGCTGGCCTGCTGCGGCACGGGCAGGTCGCTGTCCTTGTAGACGCCAAGGATCTGGAGGCGGCGCACGGTCGAGGACCGCATGTAGCTGCGGTGCGTGACGCGCTTCGCGTTCGTCAGGTCGGTCGCGGCGTTGCTGACGATCAGGTCGTCGGCATCGACGGTCTCGCTGACCGGGCGGTTGCGCAGGGGGCACTGGTAGACCTTCTTGAAGCTCGTGCCGCCGAAGCCGAGCATGAGCAGCATGCGGTCGGTGTCGGGGTAATACTCCGACGCGGTCGAGGTCAGGTAATGATTGAGGTCGCGCTGGAGCGCGTTGGCGCGCTGGTCTTCGGACAGGTCGGCATTGTTGTTGTCGTTGCGGATCTTGATCGGGCCGTCAGTCGGCAGCAGCTCCGAACGGGCATTGGCCTGAAAGCGCAGGACGGCCTCAAGCAGGAGCGGGTGGCGGACGCGGCTCATGCCCTCGACCGGCGCACCATCTGCGGTCCCGCCGACGTTGGGCACCTCGATCTTGAGCCCCAGCAGCTTGATGCCCTGAGCGCGCGCCTCGATCCAGTCGCGGCGGCTCTCAAGGTCGTCCTCGATGCCACGCATCAAATCATTGGCGATAATGCCAAGCTGGGCCTGATCGATGTCATCGACGAGGTTGGCAAACCATCCGCCCTTCTTCTTGTCGGGGCCGCTCTCAATGGGCTTGCCGTCGAGGCTGATGCTGATCGACCCGTCGTCGTGCTCAATGCGCATGACGTTGCCGTCCGTGTCCGTGTCCGGCACGTCAGCGCCCTGCTCGATGATCACCTCGGTGTCATTGGCGGGCGTCTGGAGGTTCGGGGCG